GCGGACCGGCTCGATTCTGCTGATTTTCTTCAATGAAACCACTCCTTTCCGCTACCATTCATCACTCTGAAACGCACTTATTGCAAGGGTTTTCCCGCTAATAATGTACCCAGAATTGGCCGGTGTTTTTTAAGCAGTATTGTATCAATTTCCCGGTATTCCTCCTCGGTGATGGCGCCTTCTTCGAGCATCGCCCGTGCCACGGCAAGCGACATCCGGTAGCGCAGCTCCGCACGGAACTCCTTCTCACTCATCCCCGCCGCCTCCTTTGAAACGGGTCCTGATATAGCACTCATGGGAGCAGTATTTCCGCCCGGCGTTGCCGTATGCCGTGAACGGCTGCCCGCACCCGGCGCAGGTGAAGGAATAGACCGCCCTCTGCCTTATCTGGTCCGGATGGCCGTGCCACCACTTCTCCCGGCACTCCCTGGAGCAGAACACCCTTTTCTTCATGCCCTCCAGCTGCCGCAGGGCCTTCCCGCATTCCCGGCAGGAGCCCTCCTCCGGGCAGCCGGCCGCCCCTTCCTTCCCTGCTGCCGTTTCCCCTGCCAGCCCATTCCTCCTGCAGAAGCTCCGCACCGTGTCCCTCGGCAGCCCCATCTTCCTTGCTATCACTGTATATCCATCGCCCGCCGCCCGCAGGCCCGTAATCTCGCTTTTCTGTTTATCCGTCATCGAAAGCACCTCCTGCCATATGCCGCCGCAGGGCAGGGAACCGGACGGGTGCGGGCAGAATTTTTTCTGCCGCATGAACCGTTTCCCGCCATGCGCAAAAATACCTTTCACATATAAGCCACGGGGACGGGAAAACTGAACCCCCTAAAATCAAAAAATGGCCCACGACATTTTATGTGCCGTGGGCTTGTCACTATTCGCGCATACCTTTATGCCATGGTGCGCATATTTATTTCTGCATCAGCTTATCCTGCTGGCATAATCAAGGGAAATCCAGCCATCCTTCTTTTTCTGGCAGGATTTCAAAAGCCCCCACCTGGATGCACCCTTGCCGTCCGCTTCTTTTACAATCGTGAAGGTGCCGATTCCCGTATATTTCCCGGTCTTTGCATGGTCAGTGCCGGGGCCTTTCCGGATATTAAGGTCAGGAATGGATACCCTCACCAGATACGGCTTGAATGCTGCCGCCCCGGTGTATACCGCATTTCCAGTCTCATCAAACACGGAATGCCCCGGATTCCCATCCGCACATTTCTTTGCATTCTCCAGCGACTTGAACGCCCCTTTCTGCGAGGAGGCATCCGCCCACGACTTCCGGACGCAGTACCATGCTTCTGCAGGCTTGGATGTGCCGCCTGCCGTGCCGAGGATGCCTTTCAGGATGGAGAGGATTTTCTCCCCGTAGCCGGCTCCCGCCGCCCATCCTTTCCCAGACGGGTTTTCCTTCTGCCCAAGCCACTCCACATATTCCGCACAGCCCCTCGTGACATACTTGAAACGCGGGTCAATACAGGCGTTCTTCAGCGCGTCCGTGGAGGCGTATGCTTTCAAATGCTGCACCTGCGCCCGGATACCGAGCTGCGGCGTGTCAAAGGAATTCCCCTTCATACCATTGGAAGTCACGCCCATGCCGCAGAAATTATTCTGTGAAAGCGTGACCGCAGAGCCGGAAAAAGTAAAATTCCCCGTCTCAAGGCAGGACTGCGCAAAGGCAATGTCTCCCCTCACTCCCTCCGCCTTTCCTTCGGAGAGATACAGCGAGGCCATGTCAAGGACAGACTGTGCCACGTCCGGATTCTTCGCTTTGAGGTATGCCTTCATCTGTTCTGCCGCTGCCACGGCATCCCCCATGATCTTTGTGTATCCGTCCGTGCCGGAGGATATGCCGCCCATTGCCGCCTTGACCGCCCTGCGGAATCCGTCCATCGTGTACCCCATGCCAAGCTGCGTCCACAGATGCTCCGGGTCGCCGTGGTTGCTGGCAATCCCCCGGCTGTGGCCTTCCCTGTGGCTGATGATGGCACCATCCGCAAGCGGGTTCAGGCTGTATTTCTTACAAAGGTATGCGAACAGTTCCACCGCCGCCTCATAGGTGCGTTTTGCCACCGCCTTTGCCTCTGCTAAATTGGAACAGGTAAAGTTAGAGCCTGCCGTGTACTTGATACACGCAGGCTCGCACATTTCTACTCCGATATGGGTATTGTTCCCACTCCCTTTATTCCCACTTCCGCAGTGCCATCCCCTGTGATTCCACGGGAGCGTCTGGTACACCGTGCCGTCGTTCCCATCAATAAAGCCATGGACGCAGGAGGTGTCATGCGACGGGCTGTTCCACGAATTGATAAATGCGGATGCCTTCGGCTGTGGGCAGCCCACGGAATGGAGCATCAGCCCCTTGACCGTGATCTTCCTCCCCGCCGTGTAGCAGGGATTCCTTGTCATAATCGATTCCACCAATTTCATGCTTATTCGCCCTCCTTCCCATTCTCTGCCCTGTCATGGAGCTGCTCTAAAATCTCCTTCAGCTTTTCCGGGATGGGCAGCCCCAGGTGTCCGGCATTTTCCAGAAGGCTCACGCCCTCGTTGGAGATATAGAAAAAGATAATCGCCGTCCGCAGGACAGAGCCGCTCCCGATGACCTGCACATCAAGGATGTTGGCAATCCCCACAAGCAGGAAGATGAGGACCTTCTTTGCGATGCCCCGGAACCCCACCTCGCTGGACAGCTTCTTATCCGCAGCGGCGCACATCACACCTGTGATATAATCCACCGCCACAAAAGCGATGAGCGCATACAGCAGGCCGTCACAGCCGCCGAGGAAGTAGCCGAGCCATCCCCCGACGCCTGCAAAAATAAGTTGGATCGTGTTCCAGAATTCTTTCATAGTGAAACCCTCCTATAAAATTTTTTTGTATGATAAAAGGCTGCCCGCCAAACGGCGGACAGCCCTGTATCCATGGAAATATTAAATTTGTTTCGGCAGCGCCTCCCACAGCCTCATGTCCTCCTGCCCCAATGACCAGATGGCAATCCCCCGCAGCCTCCAGCGGTAGGCCGCCTCGTTCGCCCAATAGACCAGCGAGTCCACGTCCTGGTAGTAAAGGATGGAGAAACCGTCCGCATCCCCAAGGAACAGCCTTGAAATCCAGATGTTGATGTCCCTCGGCGTGACCTTCACCGTGTAATCATTCCCGCAGGACAGCTCCATCAGATGGGAATGGAAGAAGTCATAGTCCAGCGAGATTTCCCCGCTGCGTGTGCTTCCCTCCTCCACATCGACGGTCAGCGTGAACACCTGGTATTCCTCATCCCATACTGCATTGTTCCGCTGGATTCGCCCATACTGTGTCACCCTGCCGTCCGGGAACGTGACGTCGAACCGCTCATACGGCTCATAGGCCCATGCGTCCCCAAGCCGGAGCAGCTCGCAGACCGTCCGGCTGTCCGAGCGGTACCCGGCATAGCCGCCGGAAAACCCGTTTATGGAAGCCGTAAACCGGAGCGTGTAAGAGGCGCCGGAATAAACACGCACCCTGTTCCCCCGGATACGCATCTCCACCGTGTACATGGCGGGGTTCCCTCTGAGGTCAGCGTTGGAGGTACGGCTGATTGTCTGGCTGTAGCTGCCAAGTAGGGTGGAGCCCTTGTAAAGCTCCACCCTCTGCGTATCAATATTTAAGCAGCAGAACACATCACCGCAGAATACCCCTGCTTTGCCGCTGCCGTCTGCCGGGAACGCCAGCCTTGCCCGCAGGTGCAGCTCCTCAAATCCGCTGTACTGCCACGCAAGCTGCCCGCTCCCCTCAAGCTGAGAGTACACCCGCTCCATGGAATATTCCTCCGACCGCCATACCGTCCATGAGCCGGAAAGCACGCTCCAGTAGTTTGTTTCCAGCACGCCGTAATCCCGGAAATCCTCGTACCAGACAAGCGCCGAGTCCGGCTTCCTTCGGAGCATCTCCAGCGTCAGTTTGAAGCCTTTGTCCGGCCGGCAGGGATTCCCGTCCACATCAATGAACTGCCGCGGGGAGAGCGTGAACGCCGCCTCCCCTGCAGAAGCGTATTCCCGGAATGCCGTGCAGACGCGGAAACCGTAAAACTGCACGCCCTTCACATCCACCGAAACTGTGACCGTATGCGTCCCTGCGGAAAGCTGCGCCTTCTCCGCAAGGGAAATCCAGAAGGCGCTCCTCCAGTATGGCCACCAAAGGCGGCTCTCCGTGAAATGCCTCCTGCCCCCGTCAAGGGAAACATAGATGCCGTTCTTATCCCAAAAAGGGTAGCAGATACGCACCGCCACATCATAAGTTCCCACTGCAGGCACGCTGAAACGGTAAGTGGCACTGCCATTGTCGCCAAGCGTTACCATTCCCTCCGAAACGGACACGATGCCGGAATAACTGTCCGGGCTGCCGCCACGGTCAACAATGACATCCCCAAACTCCGCCTTCTGCTCCTTGCCGTAGGCGGTCAGGTAATGCCTGCGGTTGTAAGTCCCCGTCAGCAGGGGGTATTCACGGGAAACGGCATCCGCGCCTTCCATGAAGTCGTACACCTGCGGGAACGCATAGGGGACCTTATCATAATCGTCCCAATAGGCGAGGATGGGGATGAAGGGCTGCGGCGGAGCGTCGTTTGTGAAATTGTAGCCGCCCGCCATCCACAGCCTGGCGGCATAATAGGTGTTGGAAGTCCCCCGGTAGGATTTGCCCAGGTTCTCCGGCGTATCGTAAATCTGCCAGTTCCACCCGTACCCCGGCAGCCCCATGAAGATTTTTTCCGGCCGCATGGCTTTGGATGCATAATCATAGATTCCCTCCAGCCAGCTCCGCGGGGAGACCGGCCCCGGAGCGGAACCCGCCCACGCCATGCCGTAACTCATGATGGACGCCGTGTCGCAGTAAGCATCAAGGTCCGCATACACGCACCAGTTCTCACCGCCCACCGAGCCGTTGACGCCGGTCATCCCCGGCAGGCAGATGTTCACCAGCTTTGCCGGATTGTAATTTTTCACAGTATTGTAAATATCCCGGAACAGCGCATTTGCCGCCGCCCGGTTCTCATATTCCCCGCCACGCTCCAGGTCAATGTCCACCCCGGCACACCACGGGTATTTCCGCATGATCCGCACCAGCTCCGTGAGGAACTTATCCTTCGCCCCGCCCGTGTTGTTCCGCAGCGCAGTAAAAATGGATGCCGCTCCGTGGTTCATCACGGTCAGCATCCACTTGATGTGCGGCCATTTATTGATATAGGGCATCATGGTGGAAATGCCCGTTCCCGTTTCGGAAATCGTGCCTGTGATATCCACCTCAAATGTAAAAATGCCCACAGTGTCCAGCCGGTCGCCGTAATCCCGGAGCGCCTGGTACATCCGGCTGTTCCCCATAAACGACCACACCATGCACCGCTTCCCCTGCAGATAATCTCTCATAAACAGCCACCTCCTTAAAAACAGGCAGAAAAAAAGCACCTGTTTTCCAGATGCCTCCTCAATTATAAATCTATTTTTTATGTTGCTCTAAAAACCATTCACTAACATTCTAACATTATCAACAAGCCTGTCATAAGTAACGATGTTTAATCTTGGTGTTTCATTTTGCTTTTGCCCCCGAATTCTATTTCCCCTTTCATCCATTCTGTCCCGACGACTCACCACCAGACAATAGTGTATTGCCCATGAAGGGATATTTCCACTAATATTTGATAATCCGCAGCTTCGCAAAAAATAGTCCCGGTTATCATCCATCCAGCATTTCCAATCCATGATTTGCACAAGTCCCTTTCTTACACTCTCTGACTCCATATTTGATGTCTTATTTAAATAATCAACATTAGCATTTTCAAATTCTACCAATACAATCTGATGGCCAATTGAATTTCGTCCAAGCAGCATATAATCAACACGATATTTTTCCCCAAGTTCCTGTTCTGGCACAATATAAGCCTCATGATGTCCAAAGTCATAATCTTTAAATATTGACGCAGGAATAAACCATTTTTTCTTTTCCTTAATATAATTTTGTATATCGTTTTCTTTCTTTGACTGATTTATGACATCAAGTAACAAATTGGCTTCATTTCTAAAGTCAATCCCTTGATACCAACCTAATCCAAATTCATAAAAATTTGAAGGTATAACATAATCCATAATGTATTCCTCTTTACCATTAAAATTTTCCCTTTTTTAACAAGATGATTATACTTCACATTTATTTAATTTTCAATCACCCTTTAAACCGCATCACCCCCATCCTGCATTTCCTGGAACTCAAAATATATCCTTGCCGATTTCCCCTTTTCCACCGCCACCGGATGCTTGCTGTCGCCCGCCGCCGTGTACTGGAAAAAGCCGTCCTTCTTCGTGGCCGCGCCGTTTCTAAGGCACTTGCGGCTGGATGCCAGGAGCGAGAACTCATCCCCGGCGTTTGCCGCCGAGAGGAACTTCGCCTTATGCGCCCCTGCCCCCAAAGACAGCTCTATGCTGCCCGCCGCCATGTCCTGCACCGGGTACACTTTGACGTCCAGCCCCGCCGAGGTCTGCCCCAGGTTGAACGCCACCAGCGTTGCGCTGGAGCGCACCAGACCGTTATAAAACCTCGGCGGCACGATCTCCCCGTTTTCACGGTACTTTTCCATCACCGTTTCCGTGTGGATCACATACCCCGTCAGCCGGTCCCCCTCCTGCGCCATGAGGTCGGTGAACCAGATCCGGCCGGTGCAGTCCGAGACCAGCGGCTTCACAGTCACCGCCACTACCCGCATATCCTTCTTGCATTCCAATGTTTCCGCAAACCGTGTGAATTCTGCCATAGCGCCGCCTCCTATCCGTCAAGCGTCCACTGTATCTCGCTCACATGGCCTACCCACCCCGTTGCGATTGAGCCGCCCTGCAGGAGCATATCCGTGATATAGAATTCCCCTGTGCAGTCCGTCACGCACACCCGCACGGTGATGGATTTGAGCCGCTCATAGCCCCTGGGCGACACGTCCTGCGCCGCCTGCGTGAAAAATGCCATACTCCACCGCCTTTCCAAATCTACAGCAGATCAATAAACCTCGTTTCCGTGGTTCCGTCCTCATATTCAAAGGTCACCTCAATGCCCACCTGCCCGCCTGCCCCTTTTTTCAGATTCTCCGAGGCGATCTGCGCCGAAAAGGTATAGCTGCTCCGGCTTGCCGGGTACACCGTCTGCGCAAGGCTCTTTGTCATGCCCGCCGCGCCCGCGCATTTGAAGGACGCCGTGCCGGACACCCCGTTTTCCGCATCCACCTCAAAGCCGGAATTCAGCCAGCCGCTCATGCCGCTGTCGGCGCGGGAATTCCGTAGGTGGTTGAACGGCACCATGTCCTTCACCTCCTGCCGGTCGATGACATCCGTATTGGAAAGCACATCCGCCGCCTTATCCCACTGCGCCGAGGAATCGCCCAATTCCCGCAGCGTGGTGGAAAGTTCCAGCACCGTGTTCCACGGCTCCTGCAGGTTATACTGCCGCCGCACAATGCGTGTCTTCACGGAAAGGTTTAAGTCCCGGTCATCCACCGTCACGATGTCGCCCAGGTTCCAGGTCTCATGCTCATATCCCGTCAGCACGGATAAGTCCATGGCGGAAAGCACATAGGAAATCCGGGGCTTCGCATAGTCCGCAAGCCGCATTTCTGCGAACTCCAGCATCTGGTAGGGGTTCGTGAAGCTGGAGCAGTCCAGGGTGGAAGTCCGCACCTCGTCTGTGTAGGCGTAGCTTTCCACATATTCTTTCCCGCCGTTGATGCTGGCAAAGGTCATGCCGTCCTTCCCGTAAGCGTACAGCCTCGTGACAAGGCTTCTGGTGTCCACCACCCTTTGGATGGATTTCATATTTTTCCGGTAAGCGAACAGCACACCGCTGTCCGTACCGCCGAAAGTCAGAAGATGCACCAGATGGTTGGCGCAGTCAAAGATCAGGTCGCCGCCGTGGATGTTCTGCACCTGCCGCAGGATGGAGAGGGCGTTCTTCTCCGTACTCTGCCATGTCCGCTTTGTCCGTACCGTCACGTTCCCCACGCTCCAGTCCGTGCCTTCCAGCGCGTATGCCATCGGCGCCTCCGCCGTGTCCGCATTGAAATTGACGGTTGCCTTTTCCACAGAGAAAGCCAGGTCATAGAAAGCCGCCTCCGCATACACCGAGGTCACCACTTTCCCGTCCGCCCCCTTGTCATCGGTCAGCGTCCGGATGCGGTACACATCGTTCACGATCTGCACCTGCTTTTCATTATCCAAGTGCGGGCGCTTGGAATCCCGGAACGGCAGCTTGAATTCCAGGGTGTCCGCCCCGTTCACCTCACTCGTCACCATGATGTCAAAGGCATTTTCCAGCACCGCCTCCCATGCCCCGTTGGAATCAAGGATGACCGGGCGGGCAAAGCCGAGCCTCTCATACGGCGGCTTTGGGATGTCATGCAACTGTATCTCCATCAGCTTCGGTGTTTTGGAAGTGTCCGTTGTGGTAAATGTCACCCGGTAGCGGATGTACCTCTGGTTGGGGGACTGCAGCTCACCGCTGCTCCCGACACCCTGCCATGCCGTCCATTCCTCCAAATCGTCGGATGTTGATGTTTCCACCAGGGAGACCGCCGTAACGCCTGCCGTGTATTCGCTCTTTACTGACACCCGCCCCGTCCCTGCAAGCAGGCATTCTGCAGGAGCCGTTAAAAGCTGCCCCGTTTCCGGATAGACGCCGCCGCTGCCCTTCCGCAGCGTCACGCATCCCGGCTCCGTGAGGGCGTCCACCTCCCTGGAGGTGTCGCCGCCATTGGCGCAGAGGGATTTCCTGAAATAATCCGCCAGGCCCTCGGCTGTGAGCTGCGAGTCGCAGTCTAAAAACCAGTCGTCAAAGCCCCCTGCATACCAGTAGGAACCGGCATTCATCCCCATGATGAGGTCTGCCGTGCAGGAGCGGTTCAGCTCGCCCGTAAAAGACAGCGCCGCGGAAACCCACACCGCCCCGCTTTCCCGGTCGCCTATGACATACTGCGCTTTTTTGTTCCCAGGCTCGATCACGCAGGCGAGGAAGTACCACCCGTTGTTCACAAAGGAAAAGGGCGGCGCCACCGACTCATCCAGGATCAGCGTGCCAGAGGAATTGTAAAGCATGATCCTCGGCTTTCCACGGATTAAAGACAAATAGAAAATCGGCTGCCCCGGCCCCTGCCTAGTGTTAAAAATCGGGCAGTAGGTATTTCCAACCGAATAGGTGGTGGGGTTTATCCATCCTCCCACGGTGATCCGTTCCCCAGGGTTCTGGAAAATAGTGCCGTCATTCGTTACCTTCAGATAGGTTTTCTCCGATGCCGGATTACTGGTGTTCATGCGGAAATGCCGCCCCTTCTGCCCGCCCCGGAAACCGGCGCTCGTACCGGACCAGCCGGAGACAAACATCTTCCTGCCCTGGCCGGAGGAATCAGAAAGCATTGTGTCTGCATCCGGGGCATTTTCATTGAACCGCCACAGCCCGTCTTTTGCATATTCTGCCGGGAACTCCCCCGTGAAATCCGTCTGCTTGTTCAGCGTGCTTTTGACCGCCATCCCGTCACCTCCATCTGCTCCCCGCCTGTATTTTTAATTCTGCAAATGCCGTATTCCCTGCCGTGGAAACCGCCACCGTGTTATGCCCTTTGGACAGCACGGGGAAATTCAGCTCCGCCAGCAGCGGCAGTCCGTTGCGCAGCGTGTTCCCGGAGGCATCCACCACCTTTGCCGTGACCAGGTCGGAATCCACCAGCAGCGTTTCCCCTGCGGCAAGCGGCCCCGTCACACGAAGCTCCGTCCCGTTTGTAATGATGGACACATAGCTGCCCGTGCCGGAAGGGATGCTGCCCTTTAACGCATACACCGGACAGGAGTCTGTATTGCCCGTATGCCGCACCGCCATGTGCGCCCCCGTTTCCGAAAATATATAGGTTTCATCCGCCAGGGCATAGGCGTATGGGTCCGGGCAGATAAAGGACAGCGTGAACTGCCCCGCCGAGCGGAGCAGACGCTCACAGTCCACCGCCTCTGAAAGCCTCGCCATGAAATACCGGTCCGGCACATCATCTAAAATAAGCTGCCCCTGCCCCCTTGTCGGGTCGAGCCACTCCGCCATGTTATCCAGCACCGCCACCAGTGCCGGGAAGTTTTTCTGCGGGAAGACGCTGCATTCCACTTTGATGGTACGCTCCGCGCTGTCACAGCCGAAGTCCGCCACCCCCGCCTTCCCCGGCACGGTCTCGTAAAAATTCCGCAGGGAAGGGGAAGCCTGCCAGGAGGACAGCCTTGCCCGTATCTTCATGCTTTTGGATGTGGTTCCGTTGAAAGTAAATCCCATAGCCGCCTCCTTTATGCAGTGATGATCCGGCCGCCCGCACGGGAGCCGGTCTGGATCAGGTTATAAAGTTCCTGTGAAATCTTGCGGATGTCGTCCTCGCTGCGGACGATCATCTGCTGGATGGTGATGAGCGAAGCGAAACCGAACATATCCTTTCCCTTCATGCCTGCCATGCCGTCTGTCACGGAACGGACCGAAGCGTCCGCATCCAGCTTGAAATCGGTCGGGATGGAGGTCTTCATGTCCTCCGCCAGCCCGTTCATCACATCGGAGATGCCCTCGCTCAGTCCTTCGGCGGCTTTTACCGCCTCGCCGCCGTTATCCTCGATGGAGCCTGCCAGACCTTCCACCAGCATCTCGCCCACCCACGCCATTTCCGTGGACGGGGAATGGATGCCGAAGAAGCCTTTTATTTTGCCCATGAGGTCGGAGCAGAAGCCGCTGACCTTGCCCCAAAGCCAGGATGCCGCGTCACCGATGCCGTTCCAGATTCCCTTGATCAGGTTCAAGCCAATGCCTGCCATCTGCGCCGCGCCGCCGGCAAACCCCTTCACAATCGCCGCTATAATCTGCGGCACTGCCTTCACAATCGACACAATGATCTGCGGCAGGTTTTTAACCAGGGAAACCAGCAGCTTCACGCCGGCAAGGATGATCTTATCCACGTTCCCGACGATGGCGTTCACCAGAGAGGCCACGATCTTTGGGATTGCGCCCGCCACCGTGGTGATGATCTGCGGCAGGTTCTGTATCAGGGAAACCAGCAGCTTCATCCCGGCATCGATAAGCTGCGGGATACTCCCAAGCACTGCCGTCACCAGCCCGTCAACGATCTGCGGGATTGCCGCCACGACTGCCGTGATAATCTCAGGCAAAGCCGAGACCAGCGAGGTCAGAAGCTGTATCCCTGCGTCAATGATCTGCGGGACTGCCCCAATCAGGAAGTCTACGATAGAGGCAATGATTTGCGGAAGCGCCTCTGTCAGGACCGGGATGGCATCTAACAGTCCCTGCGCCAGCCCCATAATAAGCTGCAGGGCGGCCTCCAGTATCATCGGGAGGTTATCCGCGAGGGTCTGCACAATCGTGGCGACCGCCTGCACGATGGCAGGCACCAATGTTGGCAGCGATTCCCCGATGCCCGCGGCAAGGGTGGACACGATCTGCACCGCCGCCTCCACGATTGCCGGGAGGCTCTGTATGATGCCGGAAAGGAGGGATGCCAGCATCTGCGTGCCTGTGCTGACGAACTGCGGCAGCATGGCCACCGCCGTGTCCACCAGCCCCGTGACTGCCTCCGCAAATGCCGTGTCCGCCCCTTCCACGCCGTTCACCATGTCCGTAAATGAGGAGACCACGTCCGCAATGGCGGGGAGGAACTCCGCCTGCAGGTTATTTTTTACATTGGAGATGGTCTCCCCAAGCCCCGCCAGCGTCTCATCCATCCGCGCCTGGCCTTCCCTTGAGGCGACCAGCGCCTCGTTGTTCCGGTAGAACGCCTGGCTTGCCTCGTCATACGTCCCGGAAAGGGTCTCCATGATGAGGCGGTTCCTTTCGCTCTCCCCGGAGCAGGCGGCCAGCTTTTCATTGAATTCATCCTCGCTGATCCCCACCCAGTTTAAGGCGTCCGCAAGGGAGCCGGTAACCTGCCCCACCTTGGCGGTCTCATTGGCGGATTCAATCAGACCTTCAATCGGCAGGGCGTCACCGAACGTGCCGCAGACGCCCGCCGCAATATTTGTCCATTTGGTGATGTCCTGCTCATTTTCCGCAAGCTGCGCCAGTAGCTGCGAGGCTTCGGCTGCCGTGTCCGTATCGCCTAAAATCTTGTAAAACTCGGTGTAGGATTTCTGCGCCGCCTCCCCGCTGTACCCCGCCGCTTCGAAAGCCGTGGTGAGTTTTCCCTGCGCCGTCCGGTATTCCTCCGTGGCTTCGTCAAGGTTCCAGATGGCGCTCCCTAATTCCCTGATGCCGTTTAACGCCGCCTGGATGCCGGAGGAGATGAGGTTCCCCATGGCGACCGTCGCCGCCGAAAGCCCGGAGCCGAGTTTCCCCGCCCCGTCCGAGGCGTCCTCCATGGCGTCCCCAAAATCCTCCGTGCTGTCGGAAGCCTCCCGCAGCGTGTCACGGTTCTCCTCCAGCTCCCCGGAAAGGTCTGCGATGCGCCCCTCCAGCTCCCTTGCCTCGCTGGAGCCTTTCCCGTATTCCAGCACGGCATTGGAGTAGGCGCGTTTCAATCCCGCCAGCTCCTCCTCCTGGCGTGAAATCTCCTGGGTGAGCCGCTCCGTGGCGTCCACGGCCTGTTCCTCCTGGTTATTTAACGCTTCAATGGCCTGCTCGTTCTGGGAAAGCTCCCGCTCCATGCCGTTTAAGGCGGCCTCCGCATTGTTGAGCTGTACCTGCCAGTTCTGCGTCCTGCGGTCATTCTCCCCGAAGGACTCTGCGGCGTTCTGCAGGGCGGAGCGCAGGGTCTCCACCTTCTGCCGCTGCGCATCGATCTCCTTATTCAGCACCGTGTTCCGGGCGGAGAGCGCCTGCACGGAACTGTCGTTTTTATCAAACTGCGAGGATACCAGTTTCATCTCGGAGCCGAGGACCTTGAAGGACTGGTTGATCTCCGCCAGCGCCTTTTTAAATTCCTTCTCGCCCTCGACGCCTATCCGCAGCCCAAAATCATCCGCCATGCAGCCGCACCCCCTTTCCCCGAAAAATGCACACGGCCACGCCTGCTAAATCCCATACGGGATGACATCGTCAATGGTCAGCTCCCGCTTCGGCTTCGCAAAGCCCATGAACTGCTTATGGCACTCCCAAAGGTCCATAAGCAGGCCAAACGACGTCAGCCACGTTTCATCCATGGAAAGGTGAAGCTGTGCGACGCCGTAATATAAAAGCCGGGTAAACAGCTCTTCATCGCTTACCCGACCGCTCCGTTTTTTCCCGTATTTTCCTCGCTCTGGATGTTCCGCTTCGTGCCTTTGTACATGGCCTCCATGATGGCGTTCTTATAGCCTGCCAGTTCCAGAGGGGAAGTTAAAAGCTCCACCTCCTCAGCGGTCAGCTCCGGCTTTTTATCCTGCGGGTTTTTCAGGTTGTGTACCAGAATCGGCTGGTTGCATAAAAGCGTGATCAGCCACACAATCTCATCCAGTGCCATCTCGAAGTTCTCCGACTTCATCAGCTTCTCGCCCAGGTCCTCCAGCCCGCCGTATCGTCCCGCAATCTCCTTTGTCGCCCTCGTGGTCAGGAGCATTTCATACTCCGTGCCGCCGATATTTACAACTGCGCTCCTCTCATCCATCTGTTAGCCCTCCCCGTTTTCTGATGGAACCGTCGTAAATGCCGGCTCATATACATTCTTGTACCAGTCCGCAATCGTGGAAGCGGAAACGCCCGTGTCATCCTCGGAAACCTCCGCCTTCCACGGATGGTTCCCCTTGCCGTCCACCTTGTTCCGGCGCAGCACCGTCCCCTCAATGGTGGGCGTGGAAAATTCGATGCTCTCGCCCTTGGTGGTGAGGTTGGTGGCGGGGATGCCGAACTTCACGCGGTACAGCCAGAAGTAACGGTATTTCCCGTTTGCCTTCTTTGCCCGAAACCCCACTGCCACCGGGTCGCCGCCGTCCTCGGACGCGGAGACCAGCACCTTGTTGTCGTCAATCTTCGCCCCGGTCAGATCCTCCGCCACTTTGGGGCCGATATCCGCCACGCCGAGGGCAAGCGTCCCGCTCTGGAACTCCTTCACGATCTCCGCCGCCCCGTCGTCCGCATACAGCGTCGCCTCCGCAAGCTCCACGGACAGCTCAGCGGTCATCGCTTTCGCAAGGGATGTGGGCGCGGCATAGGTTTCGTTCCCGTCCTCATCCTCCGTGATCTTCGCATAAAATAATTTGTCAAGGCCAATCGTAGCCATGCTTCATTCCTCCAATCCATACAGTTTCGCCACGTCAATGGCGTAATGGTGGAAGCCGGTATCATCCTCATGCCCGATGTACCGCCTGTCCGTAATGGTAAAATCCTCTGCAAGCAGCTTTTTTACGAGCTTCTTTTTATGCCCCGTGTAGTTTCCCTTGGAAAACAGGGAAAGCCTCGCCTCCTGCGTCTCGTATTCCGGCGCGTTGTCGGCGTGCAGCCCAAAGCTGTCCCCAAGGGGCGTGGCCACCAGGTATAAATCCGGCGGCGTGCCGGAGAACACCCCGGCCTCCACCGGGATGCCGCACCCCTCCGCCACCGCTTTTATCTCTGACAGCAGACTCATAATCCGTCCACCTCCCGTTCAAACCGCTCCTGCATCGCATCCACACAGGCTTTCCGTGTGGCGGTCTTGGCGAGTTTCAGAAACGGCTTTGCCGGCTGCCCGCTCTTGCCGTATTCGATGATGTTGGCAATCTTCGCATTGCTGCCCCCGCCGCCCCTCGGCTCGGAAAAGCCGATCTTCACATTGAAGTTCCCGTCCCGGTCCTGCAGGGGCTTGGAAATTCCGAGGGAGGAAAGCAGCTCCCCGGTGGAACGGGAAGGCTCCTTTGTCCCGCTGCCGATGGCTGCCTGCAGGTTGGAGCGCACCTTCGCCTCCACCACCTCCGCGCCGGCCTCCAGCACCTTCCCGCAGATTTCATCCGTCTTATCCCCAAGCCGGGAGAGCCTTAAAAGGAACTCCTCCGGCAGCTTCACGTCAGCCCTTGCCACTGGCTTTCACCTCCTCCGCCAGTACCTCCAGGTACATCCCGCGCCCTTTCACATCCTCCACCGATGAAATCTGGAAACGGCCCGCCCCGCACACGACCACCATGTCAGGCGTGACCTCCAGTCCTGGAATTATCCGGAACCGGAAAAGGTCCGTGGCAGAGGAAAAGGCGGCGCGGTTCGCCCATTTCTCGCTGCCGTGCCGCCCCTCCCGGTATGCCCGGACCGAAGCGAGGATTTCCTCCGTGTCTTTCTTAAACCCCTCACTGTCCGTGTCCCTTTTCACACGGACAATGTCAATGAATGTGTCCATCTTCCCAAAACCCATCCGCTACACCTTCCATTCCCGGTCCAGCCGCAGGAGCAGGTTCACCGTATGCCACACCTGCTGTGCGGCGTTTGTATTGTCTGAAAAGAATCCGCCCGTGCTGCCGTCCCTGCTTTCATAAAAATGCGAGGCGAGCATGATGACCGCCTGTTCCGTGGTGGCGGGCATTTCCTTTCCACCGTAAGCCCCTTCCGGGATATGCTGGTAGCTTTCCGCATAGGAGACGGCGGCGGTGATGTAGCTTTTCAGAAGCGCGTCATCCGCCGAATGCTCCAGTATGAGGTTCTTCTTCACTTTCTCAAGCAGCGCATCCATATCCATCACCGCCGCCCCCTTTCCTTAAGCCGAAGCCCCTGCCTTCTGCTCCAGCACCTTCACCGCTTCCGCAAGGATCATCTTCCCGTCCACACGCTGCGAGGCGAGGAAGCCCACCTGCCCCGTTGCCGCAAACAGTTCGTTCAGGCGCTTAAAGCTGCGCCCCTGCCGGTCGGCAATCCAATAGTAGCTGAAATCACCGAAAGCGATGGTCTTTGCGCCTGCGGCAATGGCCGGCATATACGCAGAGGTCCTGACCGGCCTGCCAAGGATGGTGTCCGGCGCCCCGGCTGTCAGGGACGGCTGCCACAGGTACTGCCCGGTGCTGTCCTTCAGCTTGCGGATGGCCTTGATGGTGGAGTCATTTAACACCCACGTGGATTTCTTGCGGTACGGGGATTTCAGTGAATAATATAAATCCATCAGCTCATCCGCCGTCACAGCCGTGGCGGATGCGGCGGTCACGCCCGTTTCTGCGCCGCCCGTGGCCGCAAGCACGCCTAACGGCTTGCCCTTGCCGTCCCCCGTGAAAAATGCCTCCTCTTCCTTCGCCCCGATACGGCGGGCAAACTCGCGGGAGATATAGGACGGCAGGTCAAAGACGCTGTCGTTTAACAGTTCCTCGGAAACCTTGATCATGGTGCCCAGCTTATACGCGCCGATGGAAACCTGCCCGAAGGAGTCGTCGCTCTCCGGGTATGCGCCCTCCTCGTCAATCCAGGATGCCGTGCCTTTGGAAGCCACAACGGGAATCTTGCGGTCGCCGCTGGAGGTCTTGATGACCTTCGCCATCTGGCGGAAAATGTTCTCCTCCTCCAGCGCCTCCACAAGCGTCCTCTCGTATTCATCCGGCACAAGGTAGCCGCCCTCGGAATCCGTCCCAATCTGCAGGGCGTTGGTGACCGCAGGCATCGGCGCCTTGGAGCGCATGGCGTTCCAGAAGTTCTTCCGGTAATCGTCGGAGGCACGCCCGGCCTTATCCTCCCCATCGTCCGCATCCGCCCTTCCGCCCGGCTTCCCCGTCAGGGGCTTATTCACCGGGCGGTTCAGCTCCGCATCCAATGCCTCCTGCCGCTCCAGCCTCGCAATCTCTTTCCCAAGGTCGGTGATCTCCTGCTCCATCTTCGTGTATGCGGCGTCATCCTCCGCGGAAAGGACGCCGTTCTCCTTCCTGTGGGAATCCAGGAATGCCTTTGCCGCCTCCCATGCCTTTGCGCGTTTCTCACGCAGTTCCAGAATCGTCATAATGAAATCCTCCTTCTTATCGTTTCAATAAATTAAGCCGCTCCATGAGTGCGTCCACGGAACGGCCGGTTTCTGTATCCGCAGCAGGGATTTTTGCCTGCGCCTGGATATCCGCCTTCGGTTTTTCCCCGCCATACTTGGCGGCCAGTTTATTCAAAAGGGCGTTGTTTGCCGTCCGGCGGGAGAACAGCATGGAGCTTGGAGCGGGAGGGAATTTCTTCTCTTCTTCCTCCCCGTCCGTATCCCCCTCGCCTTCCTCCGGCTCTTTTTCCGGCTCCGCCTTTGCCCGCGTCATAATTTCATCCGCAAAGCCAAGCTCCACCGCCTTGTTTGCGTCCATCCACGTTTCCGCATCCATCAGGTGCGACAGCTTGGAGCGGGAAAGCCCCGTCTTTAACACATAGGCGTTAATGATGGACTCCTTCACCTCGGCAAGCATATCGATGGCCTTCTGCATCTCCGCATGGTCGCCCCAGGCAATGGTGGCGGGATTGTGGATCATCAGCATGGAAACCGGGGACACCAGGACGGTGTCGCCCGCCATGGCAATCACACTGGCAGCGCTTGCGGCGATGCCGTCAATCTTTACAGTTACCTTGCCTTTATAGTTAGAGAGCATATTGTAAATCTGTGCCGCCGCCACACAGTCGCCGCCCGGCGAGTTGATCCACACGGTGATGTCACCGTTCCCGGCATTCAGCTCATCCTTGAAAAGCTGCGGCGTGACGTCATCGTCAAACCAGCTTTCCTCTGCGATGGTGCCGTTCAGAAACAGAGTCCTCTCCTCCGGAGCCGTCCCCGCCTCCGCCTGGTTCCTCCACTTCCAGAACTTCTTCGTTTTCATTGGATTCCTCCTCTCCGTCCTTTCTGCCGAACAGACCGGCATCGGACAATTTTGTCATGTTCCCGTTTATCAGGTACAGATCGCCTCCCAGCTCCTCCGGGATGCGGTCAAGGTTCTCCAGCTCCCGGATGTCGTTTGCGGACATCCACCCGTTCTGCCGCCCCACGGCATACCCGTTCATGCGGCTCTGGTAGTCGCCCCGGAGCAGGCCGTCCACGTTGAACTTCACAAAATACTGCTTCTTTTCTTTCGGCGTCAGCAGAGACCGCGCCATGGACTGCTCCCATCTGGACACCCACGGGTCGAGGGTGTATTTCACGAACTCAAGGCTCTGCTGCTCGATGTTGGAGAAGCTGCTCTTTTCCAGGTCGCCCACCATGTGCGGAGGCACACGGAAAATCCGCGCAATCTCATTGATCTGGAACTTCCTTGTTTCCAGAAACTGCGCCTGTTCCGGGGAAATGGAAATCGGAGTATACTTCATGCCCTCCTCTAAAACTGCTACCTTATTGGCATTGTGGCTGCCGCCGAAGGTGGACTGCCAGCTCTCCCTTACCCTTGACGGGTCTTTCAGCGTCCCCGGATGCTCCAGCACGCCGCTCGGCTGTGCGCCGTTGGCGAAGAACTTCGCCCCGTATTCCTCGCAGGCAATCGCCATGCCGATGGCGTTCTTTGCCATGGCAATGGGGGAATAGCCTACCAGCCCGTCAAAGCCAAGGCCGGGGATGTGCAGCACCTCTGATGGCGGCAGGACGACCGTGCTGCCCTTCACCGTGGGCGCGTCATCCATGCTCACCGTGTATTCGTAATAGAGCTGCCCCTTGGAATCCCTCTCCACATTCATCCTGTCCGGCATCAGCGGGTACAGTGCGATGACCTCCCCTTTGCCGTTGCGGATGATCTGCGAGTAGGCATTGCCCCACAGGAGCAGGTGCGTCATCAGCGTTTCCCGGAACACGAAGGAAGTCATCTCCGGGTTTGGCTCGTCATGGAGCAGAAAATACAGCGGGTGATCCGCTGCCTTCTCCTTCCCGCCGTTATCCGTATATCTGTAAAAATGCAGCGGCAGCCCCGCCACCGCCTCCGACAGGATACGGACGCAGGAGTACACCGCCGTCATCTGCATGGAGGAACGCTCATTGACACGCTTGCCGCTGGTGCTTCCGCCCATGAAAAAGCTGTAGGCGCTGCCGGAAGTCCTGTTCTGTGGGGCATCCCTCGCCCTGAACAGCCCGCTTAGAAATCCCATAGGAATCACCCTCCTTCATTAAAAGACAAGAAGCCCCCGGCTGTCATAGACGGAAGCCCCTGCATCATTCCCACAGCGGATTGCCCGGTCAAGCCCCATGATCGTGGCAACCGCCCCGTCAATTTTCTCCGTGGACTTTTCCTTATCCGCTTTGATATTGCCCGCCGGATCGGTGCGGATGAAGATGTTATCCATCATCCATCTAAGGACCGGATGCCCGCCGTGGGCAACCATCTGCTCCAGCACCAGCTTCATCAGCTCCTTGGTCGGCGGGGACATATCCTTGAAGCCCTGCCCAAACGGGACCACCGTGAAGCCCATGCCCTCCAGGTTCTGAACCATCTGCACCGCTCCCCACCGGTCAAAGGCGATCTCCCGGATGTTGAACCGCTCCCCAAGCCGCTCAATGTATTTCTCAATATAGCCGTAATGCACCACGTTCCCCTCCGTGGTCATCAGCTTCCCCTGCCGCTCCCACACATCGTAGGGAACATGGTCTCGCCGCACACGCAGCTCCAGCGTTTCCTCCGGCACCCAGAAATATGGGAGGATGCAGTATTTGTCCTCCTCGTCCAGCGGCGGGAACACCAGCACGAACGCCGTGATATCCGTAGTGGAGGATAAGTCCAAGCCTCCATAACACACGCGCCCCTCCAGGCCATCCTCCGAAACCGGGAAGGCGCAGGCATCCCATTTATCCATGGGCATCCAACGGATTGCCTGTTTCACCCACTGGTTTAAGCGGAGCTGGCGGAAGGAATTTTCTTCACCCGGATTCTGCTTTGCCGACTCACAAGCGGCCTCCACCTTGTCAATCCCCACCGTGATGTTTAAGGATGGATTCGCCTTCTTCCACACCTTGGGGTCCGTCCAGTCGTCCGCCTCATCCGCGCCGTAGATCACCGGATAAAATGTAGGGTCAATCTTCCGCCCCTCCAGAATGTCCTTCGCCTTCTGGTGCGTCTCATAGCAGATGGAATGGGTGTCCGTCCCCGCCGTGGTGATGAGGAAATACAGCGGCTGCATCCTGGCATCCCCGGAGCCCTTGGTCATGACATCAAACAGCTTCCGGTTCGGCTGCGTGTGCAGCTCATCAAACACCACGCCATGGATGTTGAAGCCGTGCTTGGAATACGCCTCCGCCGAAAGCACCTGGTAGAAGGAATTGGTGGGCGTGTAGATGATCCGCTTCTGCGAGGCGAGTATTTTCACTCTCTTGGAAAGAGCGGGACACATCCGCACCATATCAGCGGCAACATCAAAAACGATGGTAGCCTGCTGCCGGTCGGCGGCGCACCCGTACACCTCGGCACGTTCCTCCCCATCCCCGCAGGTAAGGAGCAGCGCCACGGCGGCGGCAAGCTCCGACTTGCCCTGCTTCTTCGGGATTTCCACATAGGCCGTGTTAAACTGCCGGTAGCCGTTGGGCTTCAGCGTTCCGAAAATATCCCTGATAATCTGCTCCTGCCAGTCTATCAGTTCAAAAGGCTTCCCAGCCCACGTCCCCTTGGTGTGGCAGAGGCTCTCGATGAACATCACGGCAAAATCGGCGGCATCCTTGTCGTATCGGCTGTCCTTCGCCTTGAACTTCGTTGGCCTGTATTTTTTCAGCTTCCGCATTGCCACCGGCATCACCTCCCCAAAGATGGCATAAAAATTGGCCTGCCATCGGCAAGCCGTAATCTATCGGTACAAGACACAGAGCCTTCCGGCTCCGCTCTTGGAATGTCCACTTGTCTTTACTGCTGCATTGCCCAGGCGATTGCGTGGCCGTCATCCTTGAACTCAACCCCGCTTGCAGCCCTCAGCTCGATGGCGCCTTCGCAGGTATGGTTGTCACCCAGGAATTCATAAGCCGCCCCGAAGTAGCAGGGCTTGTTCTGCCCGTTGTAAAAGTATCCTGCGATAATCACCTTATCGCCAAAGGTCAGCAGCTTGCCCCATCTGCATTCCAAATCCTCCGGCGTGGTGGGGTTCGGCAGTCTGTAGGTCTTCATTGCATCGTTGATTTTCATGGTCTGTGTCCTCCGTTTTTTTTGTTTTCCCTTTCGGCAGTATACATATTCGCTCTAAAATCACATTTTATCAAGTTAATTCCAGGCATAAGCTGCACAAATATCCGCAGTGGGAATTGTGTAATTTTAATTAATGGTTGGGGATGTGCTTCCCGTCCTCTATCCAGTCAACCAGGGCGATGATTTCGCCCTCGGTCTCCATCCGTTCAAACCCCACCACATCCTCCAAATCCCAATCGATGGGGTACACTCCGCAGAACTCCACAATGCAGTCTATCTCCCCGGTTTCAATCCAGTCCCGGTTCAGGTTCCATGCACCGCAGACCGTATCGACATGGCCGTGGCTGACATGGTTCTTATCAAGCATCCCCTCAATCTTCCGGATGGTTTCATCCTTATAAATGTCAGTATCCTTCGGAACCGTGATGTAAAACATACATTTTGTGATCTCGCCCCGTTCCTTCCTTGCGTCAATCCACTCCCGGATGACCTCTGTCCTTTGCCTCATAACATCCTCCTTTGCCTTTTTCAGTCCTGCCCATGCCTCCCATAGCACCTGTGGATGGCTTCGAGTATCTGTTCCTGCTCCTTCCCGTCCACGCCGATGCTCTCCAGCGCCTCCCTGGTTCCGCTGTCCGGGCAGAGCTGCGTTCTGCCATCTGCCCGTGAGACTGCCGGCCTGCCGTGGTAGGTCTGCCCGCATCTGGGGCAGACCGAAATCCTCGCAATATTATCAGTTTCCTTCATTTTGGTTTCCTCCTGGTTCCGTATTTTCCTTCCGAGGGGCCAGCGCCGCCTCCCTGCCGCGGAACATCCGCCCTGCGGATGCGCGGCAGCGGCTTCCCCTGCGGTTCTGCAGGCAGAAATATTTTCCGTCAAATCCCCGCACTGTGTAGGTGCCGGTGCAGCCCTTTTTCCTGTTGGTCACCAGAAAGCAGGCATCCCCCACTTTCCACCCGCCCGGAAATTCCTCCGCGCTGTCAGCATACGCCTGTTCCAGAAATGCCTCATCGAACCCAAATCTCTGGTAGCCCTGCCTGCAGGTTTCCATGTAGGATTCACCCGGCAGCCCAAGCGGGCGGTCCTCATGCATGATGTAGACGAAAACCTTCCGCATCCGCACCCTGCCGGTCTTGATGCCCTTGAGGGGCAGCTTCATTTCCTTTTTGTAATAAAAAGTGGGGAAGCCCTCGTAGCGGTCCAGCGCCGCCTCATCCTCCTCCGTCACCGCCCATGCCGCCACGGGGACGCTTGCGCCCTCCTGCGGCTCGATGGTGAGGTAGGAGCCGGTCCGGCTGCCCTTGAACAGCAGCCGGTAACCCTCGATCACCGAAGTGCCGATGATCCTCGCCCCAGGGCAGCGCATCCGCATCTGCGGGATGTTCAGGTTTGAGCCGTAAGCAATGTAGTATCTCTTTTCCATTCTGATATCCGTCCTTTCCGAAGGGGGCACCCTTCTACCACCTTAAGACCGCCGGAGCGGTCCACTGCCGTTTCCGCGGCAGGAAAGGTGGCAGGAGGCTACCTCCTGCGTTCCCTTCAAGCGGCCCTTCCGTTTCGGAAGGATGCGTCCCCTGCAAGCCTCCTTGTCAGGATGTCCCTTGCGGTCTTGAATTCGTCCCCGATGAAGCCGAGCCGGAGGAGCCATGTCCGCATGGCGTATTTCGGGTTCTCGCTCTGCTGCGGCTTCGGGCTTGCCGTCTTTACTTCCTTCGCCATCTGGCTGAGTGCGAGGCAGAGCTGAATGTAGCTTTTAAGCTGCCCTGCGTGGAGGCCGCCCCTGCGCCCGTCGCCCGGTTCGTCGAACTGGAAGAGCCGGAACTCGACCGTGCCTTTGGTGAAGGTTGCGTGGTAATTGAGCATATGGTAGCGGCTGTCGTTGTAGTGCTGGTCCCTGCCGTAGCTTGCGCCGTGGCTTGTGTACCAGATGTCCGCAAGGGCCGCCATCGTGGAAGGTTTCTTTCTGTTGACCTGCTCCAAAAATCGTGGGTCAACCGTGCGGCAGTAGCGGTTCATCCTCCAGCGGTCAAGGTTTAAGGCATCCGCTATCAGGCTTTCATGGCCTGCCATGATGTTGGCGAGGTTTCTGAGGCTCTGCGGCGTGTGGCCTTTCGCCCCGATGTGGATGTGTACCCCGCAGCCCCTTCCCGCGTCGCTCTTCGCTCCAGCGTGCCGTAGCTGCCGGATAAGCTCCTGCAGGGTTTCCATGTCCCCGTAGGTAAGGATGGGCGTCACCAGCTCGCACTTTTCGCTGTCAGGCCCCGCGATGCTCACGTCCTTCTGGAATTTCCACTCCCTGCCCTGCGCATCCCATGCGGAGTAGGTTTCGTAGCCGTTCCTGCGTGCCGTGTATTCATGCCTGCCTGTTCCGAAGAAGTCCGCTGCAATTTTCGCCGCCCTGCTCCTTGCGATGCTGTTCATCTCCACCTCAACCCCGATGGTCTGCTTTTTCATTTCCTCAACCTGCCTTGCTAACTTTGCGTTCATGCTGTTTTCCTCCGTTTTCTTTGTGTGTTTTCCCTTTCGGTAGTACACATATTCGCTCTAAAAGGGGATAATAGCAAGTCAATTCGAGGCATATATTACACAATGTTTTCCGCAGTTTTTTGTGTATTTTATGGCTTTTTCAGGCCCTCCATGGAGGCTGCCGTGATCTGTGCGCCAAGCCGGAATCCGTCCTTAAAGCCTTCGCAGATGGTCTTGCACTCAAGGTCGGAGGCATCGTCCAGAAGTTTCTCCAGCAGTGCCTTCCCCTCACTGTCCAACAGCCCTTTCAGGCGTTCAATCTCCCCGTCGATGCGCTCCGCAAGCTCTGCCATCTCCGGCGTCTTGTCGTTCCGGTTCTCCCACGGCACGATCTCACCAAAATAAAGCTGTTTCAGAATGTCCTGCTCCATCTATTCATCCTCCTTTATCCTGCGCACCACATCCTCACCGTAAATTGCATGGAGGCTGCTGCCGTTGTCCCATGCGACCATGACGCTCGCCGTGTCATCCACACCTTCGACTGTTCCCCGCGTCCCGATGGGCGGGGCCTGCACATCGTCCATCCGTACAAGCTCCACCCGTGTGCCTGCAGGGTACTCCCTGCGGACACGCTCCACAATCTCCCTATTCGGAAAGTTCACTGCTGACCGCCTCCTTCCTTTCGCCGTTTTTGAATGCCGAGCTGCCGGAGAGGTTCTTCAGCAGGATTTTCCGCTCGCCCTTGTATTCCGCCCCGATGAATCCGAGCCGGAGCAGGAAGCACCGGAATGCGTATTTTTCATTGTCCGCAGGCTTTTCCTTCGCCGTGATGCGCTTCTGGTTCCTTGCCATGTCGCAGATGGCGGCAATGAAATGGGTGTAGGCTTTCACCGATTCGCTGTCCTGCCCATCCGCAAACCATGGGAAGGAAACCTTCTCCCCGTCCGTTTCAATCGGGAGGCTGTCAACCGCCAGCGCCTTTTTAATCAGGCTCCCTTTGGCATCCACCAGCTTCCGCAGGTTCTCCAGCGCGGCATCCGTGAAGGAATCCCTCGGCATTGCCACCGTAAGCCCCAGATCTGCCCCCTGTGACTCCGTTTCCGGCTCCTCCGCTTTGTTTTCCGCATCCGCGCTTTCTTCTGCCGTGCCGCCTTCCTGCGCCGTTTCTGCCGGGGCTGCGACAATCCCTCTTTCCGCAAGCCGCTCCAGCAGGTTCTCTATTTCCTCACTGTCCGCCCGGTCGTCAAACTCCACCGCGCCGGTCTTGTCGATGTGGAAGTAATCCACCTGGTAAGCCGCTGTCGGCATTCCGAGGTATTTCGGCTTTACCTCTAAAATCTCCCCCATTGCCTGCACCAGCGCCTTCCGCTCTGCCCCTGTCCTGTTGAATTCAAACCTCATTTTTTTGTACCTCCTTCGTTTTTCGGTACTACATTAATCACTCTGAACGGCAGGAATAGCAAGCAGTATGTGAGAAAAAATGTCACAATAAAAAGTCCGGGAACTGTGCGTAATACACAATGCCCGAAAGCACGAAATAGACATTCGGCAGCGCCACGCCGTTGCCCCACATCTTATATTCAGCGGAATCCGAATGGGGGTCTTTCAGCCATTTGATGATCTGCTTATCGGTCTTCGGCTTGGTGGAAGTCCCCGCAATCTTACGGTGGGTCTCAAAGACCTCCCGCCAGAAGGCAAGGTCATCCTCCGTTGGCTTTTCCGTCCCAAGACCGCTGCACCACCAGTCCGGGAAGCCCTGCAGCCTCGCACACTCCGTCGGCGTCAGCCTGCGGACGATATACTCCGGCTCCATGATATGGTAGTCCCCGCTGAACGCCTCCTGGTTGCCGAGCCACTGCTTGGAGCCCATGCTTGCGGAAAGTGTGCCGAACACCTCCTTGCCGGATGCCGTCTGTACATCATTGATGACAGGCGGGTCTTTATAATCTGTAGCCACCAGCGTGTTTGCCAGTTCTTTTTCTGCCCGTGTGAAATGGGAATTCTTGCTGGTGCAGTAGGTCGGGTATGCAACAGCGTGTCTGTCCACGGCGTCAAGCGTAAAGGACACATCCTCATTCACGCCACTCCCCTGCGGCCCGTTCTCATCCTTCCTGCCAATCATGGAGCCCTGCACCGCCACCACGGCAATGCCGCCCTGGTTGCATCCGGGATTCCCGCCATTGGCATCCAGCGTCCGTGAGGTTTCCGCTTTATAGAATCCGCTGTGGGGATTGTCGGACTTCATGGCGTTGCTGTCCTTGGAGCAGATGCCGTATGCCTGCACCACCAGTTCATTGCAGCGGCTTTCCCCCACATCAAAGGTGTTCAGGGTGTTTGCCACCTCCCCGGCCTTCCATACGGGTGCTTCCTCCGCCGAATGCGGGCGCATCCCTTTACTGAACGGCACGAACACCGTCTGGTCATTGTTGCAGGAGAGCGTCGCCGATTTGTCATCCTGTATGATCGGCCCTTTCCCGCCGCCCTCGCAGCCGGAACGGATTTTCAGCGTTTTGGGTGTGTCCGGCTCCACCACAAACGGCTGGTTGTTGCCGCCCATCCCATAAGTGGCATTCACAGTGGGTGCAGTATCCAACGGTCCCGTGTATCTGGTATCCTGCGAATGGTTCTCATAGAGCGCCACCGCAGCCGGCACTGTCCCGGCACGGAGCGTGGGCGAGGTTTCCTCTTCATAGCCGATACCACGCGCCTTTGCGGAATGCTCCGTGCAGAAACCGGCCGATTCCAGGACGCACGGGGGATGGTGCGCCTCCGCCCGCAAAGTGCAGGTCACCTCATCCGTCACATCCATCCGCTGCCCGCCCTGGTCGTTCAGGCAGACGCCGCCTGACGCTCCAGCGCCTTCCGCAGCACTTCCGGCAGCTCCTTGCCACGCACGGAAGCCCTCCGCAGAATACCCAGACACGCCTTCGGACTCAAATAATATCTTTCCGGCACTCCCGCCTGCAAAATCTGCGACAAGGTAGATGCGTTTCCTTCGCTGGGGGATTCCCCAAAATTGTGCATCAAGCACCCGCCATGCGAGGGAAAATCCGTCCCCCATGACAGTTCCTGCGTTTGCCCATTTCCCCTTCGGAGGTCCAGGTACAGAAACACTTTCGTCTTTGACGGAACAGACCGCTTCGAGGACTGCCTTGAAGTCCTCCCCCTTGTTGGAGGAGAAGGCGCCGGGGACGTTCTCCCATACGATAAACCTTGGGTATTTTCCATCTGTTGCACACCTCATTTCCTTTACGATTCTGACTGCCTGGTAGAACAGGCACGACTGCCGCCCGTCCAGCCCCGCCCGCTTTCCCGCCACCGACATATCGGTGCAGGGCGAGCCGAAGGTGATGATGTCCACGGGGGCGATCTTCGCGCCGTCCACCGTGGAAATGTCGCCTAAATGCTTCACAAAGGGCAGCCGCTTTGTGGTCACCCGGATGGGGAAAGGCTCAATTTCTGATGCCCATAAAGGCGTGATGCCCGCAAGCAGCCCGCCGAGCGGGAATCCCCCGGAGCCGTCAAACAGGCTTCCGAGGGTCAGCCGTGAATCCGCAGTCTGCGGATTTGGTGTGTCTCCGCCGCCAGTGCCGCCCTTCCTACTATGGATATATATAGCGTCCGCATTCATTCCGCCTCCACCTCCTTCACCAGCGCGGAGTACGGGATTTTCTCCCCGCCCCGCTCCACAAAAATATCCTCCTGTGCAATTCCAATTTCTACGGCACGGCGGAGGATGACGGACGCATACTTTTCATCCAGCTCCATCATGCAGCAGATGCGGTTCGTCTGTTCGCACGCCATCATCGTGGAGCCGC